ACCGCTACATGGACGTGGTCGGCGACCTGCTGGGCATCGACCCGACGATCGTGCGCGAGGACGAGGAAGCCGACGCGATGGCGGCCGAGCAAGCCAAGGCGCAGGCGGCGCAGATGGAAGCGCAGCAGGCGAAGGAGATGTCGATCGCGGTGAAGAACGCCGGCACGACGCCGATGGAGGGCGACACCGCGCTGTCGCGGCTCTCGCGTGCGACGGCTGAACAGGCCGCGACGGAGCACGTCGCATGAGCCGGCCCCTGGTGCGGAACGCCGCCTCGCCGCGCCAGGTCGGGCACGCCGCGCGCAAAGCGAAGGAGCGGCGCACGCGCGAGCTGGTCGACCTGCGGGCGGTGCTCGACACCGAGCCGGGCCGGCGCACGATCTGGCGGTTCTTGAAGTTCTGCGGCGTCAACGAGACGGTGCTGCGTGAGAACCCGATCACGATGGCGGAGGCGGCCGGCCGGCAGAACGTCGGGCACTACCTGATGGCGGAAGTGGCCGCCGCGGACGAGGAAGCGATTTTCACGATGATGCGGGAGGCGCGATTCCTCGACGCGCGCGACGCCCGCGAAACCGACGCCGTGCAAACCGGCGACACCCAGGAGAAGGAAGCTGATGGCGACAGCAGCAGCGAAACAACCTAGCGCGGCCGACACCGCCGCCGCCGATACCGCCGCCAAGGCCGCCGCTGACAAAGCGACCGCCGACAAGGCGACAGCAGACCAGGCCGCGGCTGACAAAGCCACGGCCGACAAAGCGGCAGCCGACAAGGCCGCCGCCGATGCAGCAGCAGCCGGCAAGAAGCCCGAGGGTGCCGAGGGCACCAAGGACGGCAAGCAGCCAGGCACGGGAGGCGCCCCCGAAAAGTATGCGCTGACGCTCCCCAAAGACGGGGCGGTCGACGCGATTGATGTCGCGGCGGTCGAGAAATATGCGCGCGAAGGCAACCTGTCGAACGAGGACGCGCAGGCGCTCCTCGAGCAACAGAACACGATGCTGATCGAGCAGAGTGAAGCGTTCGCGGCGCAGTTGACGGCCGATCCGACTTACGGCGGAGACAAGCTGCCCGAGACGCAGCGCCTCGCCAAGATCGCGATCGACGCCGTTCGCCCTGAAGGTCATCCGCGACGCGCGGCGTTTCAGCGCATCCTGGACAAGAGCGGGGCCGGCAACCACATCGAGATCGCGAGCTTTTTCGCGGACCTCGGCAAGAAACTGGCGGAAGACAAACCCGTGTCAGGGTCGACGACCGGCGGCGACGATCGGAGCAACAAGCCGCTCGCCAACCGGATGTATCCCAACATGAAGTGAGTCGGGTCCGTCGAGGGAGTAACGAGTATGCGTGCTGTAATTCTGGTGGTGCTCACGGCGATCTGTGTCGCACTGTTCGGCGTCGACATCGGCGCCGTCTCTCACGTCAGCCGCGGCCCCGATCTCGGGTCGCTGCGCGACTTGCTCGACACGGGCATGGTGCTCGTGTTTGGCGTGGCGCTCTCAACCGGCGCGCTGACGATCGCCGATTGGGCGAAGCGGCTCGATCCGACCGGCAAGGTATCCGACATCGTCGAGCTGCTCTCGCAAAGCAACGAGCTGCTGACGGACATGGTGTGGATCGAGGGCAACCTGCCGACCGGCCACCGCACCACGGTGCGCACCGGGCTGCCGGCCGTCGCGTGGCGTCTGCTGAACGCCGGCGTCACGCCCAGCAAGTCGACGACCGCGCAGATCGACGAACAGGCCGGCATCCTCGAAGCCTGGTCCGAGGTCGACATCGCGCTCGCGAAACTCAATGGCAACACCGCGGCGTTCCGGCTGTCGGAGGCCCGCGCGTTCATTGAGGCGATGAATCAGGAGATGGCGCAGACGTTGTTCTACGGCAACGGCGGCATCGCCCCCGAGGAGTTCACCGGCCTGGCGCCGCGCTACTCCCTGCTCTCCGCCGGCAACGGCGGCAACATCATCGACATGGCCGGCGTCGACGCCGCCGACAACTCGAGCATCTGGCTCGTCGCGTGGGGCGAGGAGACGGTCGCGGGGATCTTCCCCAAGGGCTCGCAGGCCGGGCTCGAGCACGACGATTACGGCGAGCAGACCATCCAGGTCACGGCCGGCGTCGCCGGGCAGCGGATGCGCGCGCTGCAAGAGCGGTGGGTCTGGAACGCCGGCATCATGCTGAAGGATTGGCGCTACGTGGTTCGCATCGCCAACATCGACATCAGCACGCTCTCGTCGTCGGTGCCCGACCTGGTCACGGCGATGGAAACCGCGCTCGAGATGCTCCCGAACGAGCTGGGCAAGCCGGTCTTCTACATGAACCGGATGCTCCGCCGATTCCTGCGCCGCCAGGAGCGGCTCCAGGTGTCGACCGGCGGCGGCATCACCTTCGAGAACGTCGACGGCAAGCGCGTCTACGACTTCGGCGGAGTTCCGGTGCGGATCTCCGACGCCATCCTCAACACGGAAGCCCGCGTCGTCTAACGCGACCAGGAAAAGGAGCAACGTATGTATCTTGATGCTTTCCTGCGCGTCAGCAACGCGCAGGCGTTCGGAGCCGCCGCCGTCTCGACGGACTCCATCGATCTCGGCAACGTCACGCCCAAGCGGCGCATCGGCACCGGCGAGCCGATGGGCTTCGGGATCGCGATCACCACGTCCGGCACGGTCGCGCCGACGCTGTTCGAGATCATCTCTGCGACGGATGCGGCGCTGACCGCCGGGATCCTCGTGCACGCCTCGCGTTCGATTCCGCTCGCGGAAGTCCTGGCGGGGGCGCTGTTCTTCCTGCCGCTGCCGCAGGGCACGCCGACGCAGCGGTATCTCGGGCTCCGCGCCACCACGGCCGGCGGCACCGTCTCGGCAACGGCCTGGCTGACGGCACACGATCTGTTCTCGATCGCGGCGCAGGCGTATGCCCGCAACTACGTGGTCTAACCGACCTCGCGTGATTCATCTGCCGAAGTCCGCCGCGCCGCTCACGTCGAGCGGCCGGCGGCTCCCGGCCCATTCATCGGAGCGAGCAGAAGCGAGGAATCGTTATGAGCAAGTCGAAAGCACAACTGGCGAAGGACGCCGCCGCCGCCAAGGCGGCCAAGGCGCCCGACGCCGCGGCTCGGCGCACCGACGAGCTGAACCGGGTCCGCTCGGCTGACGGGCCGCGCTCCGACGCCGCGCACCAGCGCGCGGCCGACGAGGACGTGCTCGATCAACGGACGCAGGACCGGGCCGCGGCCGACAAGGTCGCGTCGGATACCGCGCGCGCCGCCAACGACCCGCGCGACACGTCGCAGGCGCGCAAGAACGCCGCGCCGCCGCCCGGCCCCGATCGTCGGGTGCCGCACCCCAAGGCCCGCCCGCGGAAGGCGGTCGACGAGATGCCCGACCGCGACCTGGGTCCGCTGATTCGGGTGCGCGCGTTCGCGGTCGGCTTCGTCGACAACGTCCGCCGGCGCGAGGGCGACGTCTTCGACGTGCACACGACCGAGTTCTCTGACCAGTGGATGGAGCCGGTCGACGGCCGCACCCCGGAGTCGATCACCGGCCCGCAGGCGGCGCTCAAGGGCCACCACGACCGGACGATGGCGGAGCGGGCGCAGTTGCGGAAAGGCGCGACGGGCGCCCCGCACGACCCGCTGGGGGCCGAAGCGGCGTCACACCGCGCGTGAGCTAACACCAGGCAAGGCCACGGGCGCGGAGCTGACCCCGCGCCCGTGGTTGAGATGACGCTATGGCAAAGATCCGTTACCTCGACTATCAAATCTTCCTGACCGACCGGGACGAGGTCGCGGCGCTGAATGTCACCTATCCCAACGGCATCCAGATCGCGCCCACGGTGGCGGCTGTCACCTACTCGGCGCCGATTCGAGAGTTCAACGCCATCTGGACCGCGCCGACGACCAGCTCGCCCTGGTTCTGGAGCGTGGTCGGCGACAACTATCCGCGCAACGAGGCCACGTTCACGCGAAAAAGTGGCGGCTGGTTCGGGATCTCGTTCCTGTTCGGCACCACGACAACGTTCATTTGGCTCGGCAAGTTTGTCTACGGCCCAGGGCAGAGCCAAGGCCCAGAGATCGACGACACCCCGGTCGAGGTTGTCGCGATGGCGCGGCGTCGCTTCATCACCGGGTTCGAGATCCCGCAGGACGGGGAGGGCGCGCAGGGCAACGGCACGCGCACATATTGCCGCGAGGCGTCGCGCCATCCAGACGGCATGGGCTGGGCGTTCCGCGGCGACACCGGCATCATCTCGTCCTACCCGGACGGGTTCGGGTCGCCCGGCGGCTCCGCGCATTGGGATCGGTTCTACGTGCGAATCCGCAAGGCGCCGACGAGCGCCGCGCGCTTCTGGCTCGGGAGTGGCACGGCCAACGGCATCGAGCTGAAGCTCAACCCCAACCTCACATTCCTGCTCTCCAATATGGCGAGCGGCACGATGACGCCGATCACCACGTCGTCACGCGCGCTCGAGCTGGACGTCTGGAAGAAGGTCGACATCGTGGTGTCCTACGCGACCGCCGGCGCCGGCGTGGGTGCCTACGTCGAGGTCTACATCGGCGGCCTTCCGGCCATCAATCACCGGCTGTTCCCGGCGACCGGCCTGGGCGTGATCGGCGGGTTCGGCGCGGGCGCCCCCGTCTCGCTCGGCAGCCCGACGACCGTCGACTATTGGGCCGACTTCGATGATTGGGTCGGCGCGGAGACGCCGACGAAGGAATCGGTCGCGCCGTTCCGCTATGTCGGCAAGGACTGGCTGAACGGGTCGAAGGTGCAGCGCGTCATGGCGACGGAGTTCGGCGCCGGCGATGAGCGCGCCAACTGGACAAACGACAGCTACAGCAACCTCAACCAGTATCCCGACAACGCGCAATCGCCGATGGTCAGCATCGTGCCAGCGGCGAAGATCGTCGTCAACACCGATGCCGCCCGGTGCATCGACGCCCAGCAGGGCGCCCTGGGGATTGCCGCGCTCACCGTGGGGGTCTGTCACACCGGCGTCACGGCCGGCGTTTCGATGCTGGCGTTTCAGATTGCCGGCGGCACGGTCGATTGGCTCGCGCTGCCGTCCTCCTCTGGTTTTATCAACCAGTTCTACATGCACCGGCTGGCCGGGTTGATCGAGCCCATCACGCCGATTGCGCCGCTGAGCCTGCATTACCTGAAAGACAACGACGCGACCAGCGACACAGTGCATCACCTTGGCTGCGTCGCTGAACTGATTGGCGTGTTCGGCCCCGAGGACGTGTTCCCGCGGACGTCGGGCGCGACGCCGCCGGCGACCCCGGCGGCGCGGGTGCGCGGCACGCACAACAACCCCTACCCCGAGAGCCCGTGGGCGCGTGACCTGAAGGTGCCTGGACCCTACATCATCCATTCGGGCACCTACGCCGGCAACGACATCGGCCACGACTTGATCTTCCGGCTGCCGGTGCATTGGTTCTATGTGCGGAAGGTCGGCACCGTCACCAACGCGCCGGGCTTCTGGTTCTCGTCGATGATCGGATCGCACCAGGGCATCAACCAGTTCCTCAATCCGACGTGCCCGGTGCAGGCGTTCATCGACCCGACCTTCGTCGGCGCCGGGGCCGAAGACGATCAGGAACAGCGCACCATCCTCCGCATCACCGGCGCCATGTCGGTGATTAACGCGACCGGGAGCACCTATCAGTGGGTAGCGGTCTGTGACCCGGCCGCGCGCTTCCTCCAGACCGGCGTCGTCGCGATGGGCGGCGTCGATGCGACCGACGTGCACGCGCTGCCGAATCCGGACTTCACCCCCGAGTCGGCGTTCGTGCAATACGAGGCGTCGCCCGGCGGCGGCGCCGCCGGCGGCGGCTACTTCAAGGGGTTGGGGCACGCCGCCGATGGCATCTCGAGCCTGCCGGGGGCGGCCGAGACGCTGAACTTCCTGTCGTGGGCGGCGGGCGCGCTCACGACCTTGCCCGCCGCGACCGTCAGCGCCGCGCTGACGGTGGCCTATGCGCTCTGGCGGCGCGACGATGGCAGCGGCGATGCCGGCACGTCGAAGACGGTGCAGATGGGCACCTATGTCGGCGACGGCACGGCCTCGCGGACGATTGCGTTCGGGCCGATCGGGCTCCGCCCGCTCTGGGTCAGCGTCACGCCGCACGGCGCCCAGGCGTCGATCGTGCGCGACCCCTCGAACACCGGCACGACGTCGGTCATTTGGACCGGCGCCAATCAGGCCACGACCGGCATCACCGCCGGCGGGATCGACACCTTCACGGTCGGCATCCTCCTCAACGCCACCGGCGTGACCTACTCGTGGTTCCTGCTGCCGGGCGGCACGGTGGCGTGCGAGAACGGCTTTTCGTGTAATGGCGAGTTCCTGCCGGTCGAGCCCGAGATCCCCGAGGGCGTGTGTCTCGACCCCGAGGCGACGAACTTCGGGGAGTTCGGCGTC